TTATAGATTATATGACATTCCATGCACCAAGTAAATTTAGCGAGTATTATAGTAATAATAATGAAGATATATACCCTGATAAAGATACAGGGTTTCATGGATGGCAACTATAAAAAAGACATACAAACCTAAAGAGGTAAATAAAAAGAAACTATTAACTTATCTTAAAAAGATAAATGATAAAAAGGTTAAAAAATAATGGCTACACTCACAGGTAAGAAAATAAAAAACACTTATGACGCTTTACTTAAATTAAGCGACAACGACAACTTAACAACAACAGCTAAACAGGTAACGGATGGGTTTGGTAATAATGCGCCTTTATATATTAGCACAACTCAAATAGGTATAGGGGTTACTCCAGAAGTAGGATACGATTTGCATGTTTACTCAGATGCCAAAGTAGGAGGGAACTTAACTATAACAGGAGATTTAACAGTAAACGGAACAACAACTACTGTAGATACAGATACATTAAGAGTAGAAGACCCATTAATTGAATTAGCTAGATTAAATACAAGTGCTGATTCTGTTGATATAGGTTTTTATGGAAAATATCATCCATCTGGAACTACGTTGTATTCTGGTTTATTTAGAGATGCAGGAGATGGTAAATACAAATTATTTAAGGATTTACAAACAGAACCAACAACTACAGTAAATACAAGTGGTACAGGCTATACAAAAGCAGGTTTAGTTATTGGCAATTTAGAAACTACACAAATAGATTTAGGTGATAATGAACAAATCAGATTAGGTTCAAATCAAGAGCTACAAATTTATTTTGATAGTAACACAGACAATAGTTTTATAAAAGAAAATGGCAGTAATCATTTAATGATTCAGTCGCAAGATTTACAACTATTAAACAGAGATGGTACAGAATTTTACATTCACTGCATACACGATGGCGCTGTAGAACTCTACTATGATGGTAGCAAGAAATTAGAAACAACTTCAACAGGACTTAGTGTTACTGGTAAAATATCTGATTTAACTGACCCTACTGCAAATCAAGACGCTGCCACTAAAAAATATGTTGATGACAATAGTGGTGCAAGTACACTTTCAGAAGTATTAAGCAACGGAAATACTACAGGAGGAACACATATTGACGTTAGTGCAGGAGACGATATAAATTTAAGCGATACAAGTGAAATTCATTTAGGAGATGATGCAGATTTAGTTATTAAACATAATGGAACTAATACCACTATAAATAATAATACAGGTCAATTTAATATTTATCAGTTGCAAAATGATGGAGATATAAAATTCTTTTGTGATGATGGTGCTGGTGGTACAGAAAATTATTTACAGATAGATGGTGGCGAACAAAGGATAAAAGTATTTAACGAAATGCGATTCAATGATAATGTTGAGCTGCGTTTAGGTACAGGAAACGATTTAAGATTGTTTCACAATGCCACAAATTCTTTTATTGATAATTACAAGGGTGATTTACAAATTAGAGCTCACGAAGCTGATAAGGATATTGTTCTTAAAACTGACGATGGAAGTGATGGGACTTCAAATTATATAGTGTGTGATGGTTCTACAGGTGCAGTAAGATTATCTCATTATGGAACCGAAAAGTTTGAAACAACAAGTTCAGGAGTTAGTGTTACAGGAAGTGGAACTTTTTCAGGCGATGTTGCATTAACAGGAAGTGGTGATAAAATTATTTCAGCAATTTCAAGTGATGATGATGCAACTTTATTTTTAAGTGGTGCTGGAAGTGGTAAAGATACTCATATTGTATTTGGTGGAGATAGAGATTTATTCATATCTAAATCCTCAAGTGCAACAGCAGCAAGTGAAGGAACACCAGTTTTAACATTAGGCTCAAACTCTAATGCAAGTTTTGCAGGAAGCGTAGGAATCGGAACTACATCACCTGCTGCACCTTTGCAAGTTGTAGCAACGGGAGTTGGTTCAAATGGAACAATAGGAATACAAGGTGCAAATGCTCACGTTGGATTTAAAAATAGTAGTGGAACATTTAGAAGTTGGGTTGGTCATTTTAACGCAACAGGGCACGGAAGCGATGCTGATTTGAATATAAAAACAGGATATGGTACAACAGGTAATATAAGATTTACTGCAGATGGCGATACAACAGCTGCTCAAATGTTTTTACAGGGTTCTTCAGGTAG